GTTGAAGGCGGGCGACGACAACCCGATGGAAGTGGTTGTCCGCATCCCCGAGGGAAAATCCAAGCGCGGCTGGTACTACACGCGCCGCGTCTTGGAGCGCATTGCTCAGGAGATCAACAGCACGGGCTTGCCTGGGTTCTTGGGCCATCAGAAGCCTGAGAACGTCTCCACCGAGTTCCCGACGCCCGTCACCCATTGGGTGGGTGCCGTGGTGCGGGACGAAGGTGGCAAGGCTGCCCTGTACGCGCGGGGTGTCATTGACAAAGCCGCAGACGACCTCAAGCGGTGGATCCGGGGTAAGGTCACGCGGCAAGTGTCCATCTTTGGGATGGCGCAACTGGCCCAGGAAAGCGGCACGACGCAGGTGGTGGACTTCCGTCCCCTGTCCATCGACTGGACGCCGCTGAACCGCGCGGGCATGCCGACGAGCGTGGTGGCCGTGGGCGAGATGGACAGCACGTTTGAGGATTTCGTCGGGACCGGTCCGGTTCCGGCGTTGGCAAAACCAAGCGGAGGTGATGAGCGCATGAACATCCAGGAGCTGCTGGCGCAACTGAAGGAGGCCGTGGCAAAGAAGCACACGACGGTCGCGGCCGTCATCGGTGAGATGGGCCTGGATTTTGAGACGGTCGCCAAGGAGGTCGGTGGCGACCAGTACCGCGAGTTGAAAGAGCGGGCTGATGTCGTCGGNGAGATGGCCGAAGTGTTCGGCTTGTCCCGCGAGGCCAAACCNNATGAGGTGCTGGCCGCAGCCAAGGCGGCGCGGGAAGCCCAACTGGAAGTCGCCCGTGCCAAGCGGGAANANTTGATCGACAAGGTAGTGGGNGAGATGGTGACGGCCGAGGCCGCACGCCCGCTCATNAAACGGATGCTCCGCGTGCCGGAGAACGCCGACGAGGAGCAAATCCGCAAGCTGGTGGGTGAGATGCTGGAGCAAGAGGACGTCAAACAGGCGTTCGCTTCGCTGTTCCGCGAAACGACCATCCGGCCGCAAAACACCGCGCACCCGAATGCCGTTTCCGGTGCTTCGGTCGTGCGTGTTCGCATCTAACCACCACGAGGAGGGATGAGCGATGGCGCGTAAGGTTTCCGATGGACGCAGCGTGAAACTCACGGTACCGGCCGGTTTTGGTGCCGTGGAGGCGGGGAAATTCTACCGCATTTCCGGATTCTTCGGCTTGGCGATGCAGGACGCCGCTGAAGGCGAGCAGGTGGTCCTGACGATTCAGCAGGCCGAGTATGAGACGAGCCAAATTAACACCGCCGACACCTTCAATGTGGGCGACACGGTGTACTTCGATGATACAAACAAGGTGCTGACCACGGCGGAAAGCGGGCAAGCCGTGGGCCGTGTGACGTCCGCCAAGGACGCAAACAATGTCATCTGGTTTGTCCTGATCCCGCAAGCCTAATCCCGGTTCGGAGGTGACGAGTGATGGCATACAAAGTGATTAGCCTTGAGACGCTGCGCGAGGAACGGCGCAAACAAACGATTGAGGAGCGCGTGCCTTACATCGCGCCCGGCCGCAAGCTGGAGTACGTCACCAAGCGGATTGTCGCCGGTGAGATGGAAGTGCTGGAGCTTGACCGTCCCATTGGCGAGATGATTACCACGGCCAGCGGTTTGGCTACCGTGGTGCAGAAGGTCGTCCTAGACCTGGAGCTGGGCCGTGAGCAGGTGCCTTTGCTGTACAAGCCGATTTACCGCAACGTCACGAACCGCAATTTCACGCGGCACGTGGACATTCGCCCGTTCGTGGGTGCTCGGGTAGTGTTTCTTGAGCACCTGGAGGGCGAAGAAGTCAAATTCGGCGATATGAAAGTCGGGCCTGTGTCCACCGTGCCGATTCTTACGTACGCGGCTGGCTTCGAGTGGACCGAGGACGTCGAGGAGTATTCCGAAGACTGGTCCATTACCGAGCTGAGCCGCGCCATGGGCGAGGCGTACAATGCCTTGCTCAACCACATCCATCTGTACCCGATCATCAGCTACAACTACCCGAGCAAAAACCAGACGGCGGCCGTGACGAGCCACGGCACGCTCATCGAGAACATCCGGGCGACGATTAGGCAGGGGCTCATCGACGCCGCCCAGGATGAGGACCCCGATACCCGTGCGCGTCGCCGTCCGACGATCCTGCTGGCGCACTCTAGCCGGCAGTGGGACATCGAGGAGGCGCTGCAGCGGATGCAGATCGGCGGGACCATTTACCCGGCCATCAGCCAGATCAACACGCTGATCTTCTACGATGGGTACAGCGTGACCGTCGGGGAGCGCACCTACAACTATCCGGGCGTTGACCCGAACAAAGCGTACCTGATCGACCCGAGCAAGTATTTCGTGGAATTGGTGAAGCACGACCTCATGGTCGACGCGGGCGCCGCCGACATCAAACGTCTCATCAAGGGTGCCATCGTCGGTCGTGCGCGTCGCGGTGTCGTGGCTTCGCCTGAGAAGGCCGTGCAGGAGATTACCCTGCCGTAAGGGGTGACGGTGCATGGCTCGGTGTGTCGATTGTGCGCACTACCCATGGGTGCCGGAGGCAGACCCCGGTCTGCTTCCGGCACAACCTTGTCATTCGAAACTGCCCTGGCAGCGCTGGACGGCAGAAACCCGCGACATGGAGCGGGAATGCCCGTACTTCGCGCCAAAAGCCGACACGAAGAAGGAAGCCAAAGAGCAAGCCAAAGAGCAGCCTAAGGCCGAAGCCAAGCCCCGCAAGAAGGGGTGATGAGGCGTGACGCCAACGGCTGAGCTTCGCGACCGCCTCCGCCGCCTTATCGACGAGGTGATTCCGCAAGGCGGAACGGATGCGGACACGCGGTTTACCGACGCGGAGCTGGACGAAATCCTGGAGGCTACGCAGTACATCGAAGAGGCCGCAGCGGAGGCGTGGGAGCGCAAGGCGGCCCGTGCCATGAGCGAGCGCGGCGGCCTGGAGGAGTCGCGGGCCGGTGATGAGGCGTACCGGTTCGTATCACTCAAAGATTACCGCGACCATTGCCTGGCGATGGCTGAACGTTTCCGCGCCAAGGTGCCCAAGCGCACGTCCCGCGTGTTCGCGTTCTGTCCGCCTGACGTGCTTGGGACGGGAGGCGACGCGAAATGAACACCCTGAAAGCCTTGCGGGAAGCCCACGCCCGCGCCATTGCCGAGAACCCGGTGGACATCGCCATCCATCGGGTGGAGGTGGTGGACGACGGCGCGGGCGGGAACTTGAGGCAGGAAACCGACCTTCCTCCGTTCGTGGGACGGGTGGTGCCGTCCCGTACCCAGCCGCGCCTCAATGTGACGGAGGCGGGGCAACTGCGGACCTTCGACTGGCTGCTCCTCGCGCCACATGACGCTGACGTGAAAGTGGGCGACACGTTTACAGCACACGGTCGGACGTTCCGTGTGGCGCGTGTCATCGATCGAAGACTGGGCGGGGAGGTGTTTTCCATACAGGCCGACCTTGAGGAGGTGTCTTGACCGTGAAAGGACTTGATCGCGTGGTGCACAACCTGAGGAACTGGAACAGTCGCATGAAAGCCGCCACGTTTGCCTTGGCGCAGAATTGGGCCGGGAAACTGGAGCGCGAGATGAAGGAGAAAGCCCCGTGGACCGACCGGACGGGGAATGCCCGTGCCGGGCTGTATGGCACCACCGAATGGGACGGCAACGATGTGGTGATTCGTATCGGCCATACGGTGGACTACGGGGTGTACCTGGAGCTGGCGCACGATGGCCGGTACGCCATCGTCAAGCCCACCCAGCAGGCGAACAAAGCCAAACTTCTCCGGGACTTCCGCGAGCTGTGGGGGCAATGAGCCATGCTGCGGCGCGCGGTGATTCAACATCTGAGACAGCAAGTCCCTGCCCTGGGTGGCCGCGTCTACCAGGCATTTCTCGCCCCAGCAAACACCCCGCGCCCCTACGCCACGGTCAAGCTAATGGATGGCGGTGCGAGCATGCGCATCTCCTTCGCGGGCGAACACCTCATCGAGGTGCGGCTCTATGAGGCCATGTCCGGGTCGTTTCTGACCCTGGACACCCTGGCCAAAAACGTCATCGAGGCCCTGCACGGCAAGACGGTGAAGGACCTGGAGACGGGGGAGGAATACGACCTCTACTGGGTGCCGGGGATGAATGACTTCGTGGAGGAAGACCGACAACTGATTGGTCGCCTAATTCGCTTTCGGGCGGCTGCACTCTTTGAAAGGGGGTAATGGACCATGGCGACGCTTCCGCAAGCTAAGACGGGTTACCTCAAAGGTTGCCGGGGGCTGATTTTGACGCCCCTGAACCCGGACGGTTCCATGCCGACCAACCCGACCAAACACGCGGTCAAGACGGCGCAAAGCGTTTCTGTGGAGCTGGAGACGGTGGAAGGCGAATCGGGTGAGCTGCGCGGCGGCGACCGTGTGCTGGCCCGCTTCGAGGAGCACAATGTGGTGGTGGGTGCAAACCTCACCTTTACGGACGCCCGTTTCGACGCTCAAGTGGCGCAAATCATCGGCGGCGGGCAACTCATNATCGCCACCGAAGGGGGCGACGAGCGGGTCATCGGCTGGGCGGCCCCGACCATCGAGGAGCAAGGCCAGCGGACGCCGTTCCAACTGGAGGTCTACATCGCCAACTACAACAAGTCCGGCGGTGTGGATGGTTTCCTCAAGTACACGTTCCCGTACTGCATCGGCTATGCCCCGTCCATTGAGCACCAGGACCAGGAATGGGGCACGCCGGAGTTTGAAATCCGCGCGCGGGAAAACCCGGCGACGGGTGAGTCCTACGTGCGCAAGGAATTCGTGGACCAATTGCCGCCTGAACTCGAGTGATGGGAGCACAAAAACCAGGAGGAGGATAAACCATGAGTGACGGCGTGATTACCCTTGAGCAAATCCGCGAACGCGCACGCGGTGAGGTGATTGAGATTCCCGACTGGGATGGCCGAGGTACGATTAAGGTCCGCGTGCGCAAAATCGACATCACCCCAATTATCATGCAAGCAGGGGTCATTCCTAACAGCCTCAAGGTGAGGGCACAGGAAGTCTTCGAAGGAAAAGCCCCAAAGCGCCTCAAGAACGACGAGATCGAGCTGGAGATGGAAAAGCTGATTCCGACCCTGGACGCCATCGCCAAGGAGGCGTTGGTGGAACCGCAGTACGAGGACATTCAGGCAATTTTGCCACTGACACTCATGCAAAAGTTGGCCATATTCCAATACGTGACGAAAGAGGTGCGGCAACTGGAGTCCTTTCGTGGAGAACAGTGAAGCGATGATTGAGTTAGTGATGACGGCCAAAGCCTTCGGGCAGCGGCCGTCATCTTTTTTGCCCGGTCTTTCGGGCTATGCGGCCTATTGCCTGGATGTGGCGGCGGCAGTCTATCTCTCCTACCTGGAGCAAGGTAAAAAACCGATGGTGGACGCGCGCTTGTTACTTTAGGAGTGATGGACGATGGCGGAAAACCTGGGTAGCGTGTATGCCGAGTTTCGGCTAAGTCTGGAAAAATTGAAGGGCGACATCGCCCGTGCCAAGGCGCAGTTGCAGACGGCTGCCGCTGTCATTGAAAACATGGGGCAAGAGGCGGCAGCCAAGGCCAAAAAACGAATGCAGAACGTGTCCGATACGTTTACCCAGGTCGGTGCGGCGATGACCGGTGTCGGTATTGGTATTGCCGGGGCATTGGGCGCGGCTGTAAAAACAACGGCTGGTTTTGAATCTGCCATGTCAAGAGTAAAGGCCCTGTCAGGTGCATCAGATGCAGAGCTNAAAAAACTGACCGAAACAGCAAAGCACCTTGGCGCAACAACCGCATTTTCTGCCTCACAGGCGGCTGAGGGAATGCAGTTTTTGGCGATGGCAGGATACAACACAAACGAAATTATCGCCGCCATGCCTGGGCTTCTCGCTGCTGCCGCGGCGGGGCAGACCGACCTGGGCCGCACGGCTGATATTGTTTCCAATATCCTGTCCGGATTTGGTTTAGCCGCTAGCGAAACGGGCAGGGTAGCGGACGTGCTGACGAAGGCGTTCACGTCTTCTAACACCAGCCTGGAAATGCTAGGCGAGACGATGAAGTATGTGGCCCCAGTTGCCAATGCCGTCGGGTTGTCGCTAGAAGAGGTTACGGCGGCAGCCGGACTATTAGGCAATGCTGGTATCCAAGCCAGCCAGGCCGGTACTGCTTTACGTGCTATCTTTTTGCGCCTTGCCGACCCGCCTAAAGAGGCGGCAAAGGCGTTAGCGCAATTGGGCGTACGTGTAACAAATTCTGCTGGTAAGATGAGACCTTTGAGAGACATACTTGCTGATCTCCAAAAAGGAATGGAGGGGATGGGAGAAGCGCAGAAGGCGGCGATAGCGTCCACCATCGCCGGTACCGAGGCTTCCGCTGCATTACTTGCGCTTCTGGATGCTGGACCAGAGACGCTGGCGAAGTTTACAGCAGAACTTGAGAACGCCGGCGGCACGGCGGAACGTATAGCCGAAGAACAACTGAACAATTTAAGTGGTCAGTTGATCATCCTTAAGAGCGGAATAGAGGGTATGGCGCTATCAATTGGAGAATCGTTGTTACCCTTTATAAAGAACCTTACGGGTTTTGTGCAGAAACTGGTAGATAGCTTCAACAATCTGCCTGAACCCGTAAAGCAGGGTGTGGCTGTGTTTTCGGCCCTGGCGGCGGGCCTGTTGCTCATCGGCGGCCCGCTCCTGATGTTGCTTGGCTTCCTGCCGAACATCGCGGCGGGCTTTACGGTGGCCTCTGCGGCCATGGCCGGGCTTTCCGCGACCATTGCCCCTCTCCTGCCGCTTTTAGGCGGTCTTGCGGCTGGTGCCGCTTTGCTGTTCGCCGCCTGGCAGAGCAACTTCGGCGGCATCCGTGACGTGGCCCTGTCGCTGTGGAACCAGGTACAGGCCAAGTTCCAAGAGGCGTACGATACCATTGCGCCGCTGGTTGGTGGCCTCATCGACTACATCAAGCAGCGGTGGGCTGAGATTCAGCCAGTCATCTCGCCCGTGATGAACTGGTTGAGCACCATTTTCGGCTTTGTCTTCCGGTTCATCGCGGACACCGTGATGTTTTACATCGGCGCGGTGGTAGACATCATCAGCGGGTCCGTGCGGGTCATCACGGGCATTATCAAGTTCTTTGTGGCGCTGTTCACGGGTGACTGGCGCGGTGCCTGGGAAGCCATCAAGCAGGTGGCCAAGGGCGCGCTGCAATTCCTGTGGGGGCTTGTGCAAGTCTGGATTGTGGGCCGCATTGCCGGCCTCATCGGCAACGCCCTAAACCGGATTCTGGGCTTCATCCTGGGCTTTGTCGGCAAGTCCATTGCCGCGTTTGCCCGCTGGGTGGCCCAGAAAGCGGCCATGGTCGCCAAATGGGCATCGAATCTCGCAAGCCGTGCCGCCAGCGCCATGAGCGGCATGCTGAAGGCCATCACCAGCGGCCTGGGCAACATTGTTTCCCGCTTTGGCAGCTTCGTGTGGGACAGCGTGCGGGTTGTCGGGAGCCTGGCCAGCCGAATGGTGAGCATCGGCAAAGACATCGTGCATGGCCTGTGGAACGGCATTTCGTCCCTGGGCGGCTGGCTGAAATCCAAGGTGCTCGGCTGGGCCAAGGCCGTGCTTCCCGGACCCATCGCGAGCCTGCTGGGCATTTCCTCGCCCTCCAGGCTGATGATGGAGTACGGGGTCAACATTGCTGAAGGGCTTGCCCGGGGGCTTGAGCAGGCGCGGCGGATGGTCAAGGACGCCAGTGAGCAACTGGCCAGCCTGACGGTCGCCACCATGCCGGCTCCGGCGCTGGCGGAGCAAGCCGCGCGTGCGGTAACGTCCCTTTCCCGCCAGACGGTGAACCAAAACGCACCCTTCCTCATCATTCAAAACCTGACGGTTCGCAGCGACCAGGACCTGCGCGACATCGAACGAATCATGCGGGAGATGCAGCGTGAGTACGTGCGCACGCTGCGAGCAAAGGGGATGAGAGTATGACGGCGCTGGTGACGGGAATCAGCCCGGCCAATGCGCCGGGTTTTACCTTCGATGGCCAACACTCGAGTGCGTATGGCATTTACCTGTTGCGTTCGAGCATTAGCGGCATGCCGCAAACGGCGGACCAGTACAAAGAAATCCCCGGCCGGCACGGGGTGTTTGACTTCGGTTTCCGCTTCGAGGGGCGCAAAATTGAGCTGGAATGCTTCGTGCTGGCGCAGAATGAGGTTGACCTGCGCAAGAAGGTGCGGGAAATTGCCGCCTGGCTCGACCCGAACAAGGGCGAGCGGCCCCTGGTGCTGGACACCGAGCCGGACAAGTTTTACAACGTCCGCGTGTCCGGTTCGCTGGACGTGGAGATTGTTGCCGGGCAAGGCCGCATGACGATTCCCTTCCTTGCATCGGAACCGTTCGCGTACAGCACCGCCGAAAGACGCCGACCCATTGCAGGCGTTTCCGCCATCTTCTCTCGTGCGTCCGTGGCCTACAAGCAAGACGGCTCCCAGGTTGCCACAAACGAACCGCGCTTTGAGGCTGTGGGCGGGCGCGTCGGGGTTCTGGTGGAAGAAGAGACCACGAACCTGCTGACGCTCAATCAATCAGATGTTGAGTCGAGTCTAGCCGGTCTGCAGGGGTGGTCGTCTTTCTCCCAACACACCTTTTACATGGACGTGGAGGAGAAGGTGTTCGGGAGTGCCAGCGCCAAAATCACGTCCAACTATTCCGGTGCGCAAAGCATTTCCATCACCACGCAACCGGAGCGAACGCCGGTAACGGGTGGCCAGGTTTACACCTTCAGCGTGTACGCAAAGGCCAGCACGTCCGCAAGAAACTGGCAGGTGACCGTGTTCTGGTTTGCGAGCAACGGTTCGCAGATTGGCAGCATTGCTTCGACGCCCGTTCCCGCTTCCACGACGTGGACGCGGTTGACCTTTACCGTCACCGCTCCGTCCAATGCCGCAACGGCGTACTGCGAGCTGAGGCTCATCAATGCCGCCAACGGCGACGCCCTCTGGTGGGATGGTGCGCAGTTTGAGCAAAAGCCTTTCGCCACAGCGTGGGTTCCGGGCGGTACGACCCGCGCCGCCGAGACGCTCACGGTGCCGACCTTCGGGGTGCTGAGTGCCGAGGAGGGTTCCGTGGAGCTGCTTGCCTACGTGGGCCCGGCCACGCTGAGCACGAACACGAACGCCACCCAATACCTGTTCTCGGTCTCCGAAAACCCCGACTGGCCATACCCCAACACGCTGGCGCTGAGGCGCACGTCGGCCAACGGCTCCTGGCAGGCGTGGTCCCTAGACGAAAACGGTAACGCCACGACCGCAACCGCTCCGCAGAAGATTGGAGACATGGCCCCTGGCGTACACTATTTCGCCCTGGGCTGGTCGAAGGCCGAGAAAAAGCTGGTGCTTGCGGTCGATGGCGTGGAGGTGGCGGTGGCGAGCAACCCCTATTTGCCGAGCAGGCTTCCCGATCAAGCCTACCTAGGGTTGTGGGCAGCCGGGATTCTGCACGGCAATGCGCACATCCTCCAGGCGCGGTTCAGCAATCGCCTGCGGACGCCCGAAGAATGGGCGGCAGCTTTCGCAGCCGGAGAGCTTACGGCGGATGATGCGACGACCGCCATCTACACGTTCGCGGATACCTTGGAACCGGATGCCTCGCCCGTGAGCAACGAAGGAACGATTCCGGCCTACCCGGTCATCCGCGCGTATGTGCACAAGCCCATCACGTACCTGGCCGTGGTGACGGAGGACCGCCAGGTGATTCTGGGCAAGCCGGATACCGTGGAGGATACGCCGACGGAGAAGGAGACGCAAATCCTTTACGACCAGCTTCGGAGCCTCGACGGCTGGGGTCCGGGCGTTACGGTGGACGGCGGGGTGATAACTGGTGCATTCCAATCCGACGGCGAGGACCTGCGCGTCCAATCCTACGGCACCGGTTCCCAATGGCACGGTCCTGCGGTTAAGAAGACGCTTCCCGAGCAACTCCAAGACTTCCGCGTGATTGTCTGGGTTTCCCTCTACAACGTGCCCAAGAAGCTGGGACGCCTAGAGTGTTACCTCCTCGACCAGAATGACGCCGTAATTGGCAAAGTGGCCCTGCTCGACAAGCACCCGACCACGGACGACGTGTGGGCGGAGGCGCGAGCAGGGGCATGGGGTCCCGGTTATTACTTTGTCAACACGCACGGCCTGCAAGCCGGCGTGTGGAACCAATACCACGGCGTCATGCAGATTGAGCGCCAAGGCAACGTGTGGAGGGCCTTCTTTGGTAAATACAGCTACAGCCAAAGGCAATTCCACACGCGGTGGTCCGCCCAATACATTGATACGCAAAACAAGTACAGCATGCCCAAACTTGCCGCCATCCAGCTTCATGCGGGTGCCTATGGCACGCATACGGTGGCGGACATGTGGTTCAATGCCGTCATCGTGTACCGGCTTAACACCGTGCAGCCCACGCAAATCCCCTACATCGCCACGGCTGGGGATGAGCTGGTCATTGACTGTGCACGGGCAGCCGTGTACCGCAACGGTTACCTGGCCATGGACCTGCTGGATGTGGCCAGCGAATTCCTGTACCTGCCGGCAAGAAGGAGCGCACTCATTGAGGTAACGCCCGCCGACGCTGCCGTTGTTGAGGCAAGCTGGCGAGAGAGGTGGTTATGATGGCGCAGCTTTTCGTCCTCGACCGCTACGAAACCCCAGTCGCTGTCCTGTCCACGGAAGCGCCGGGGGCTTGTCCTTTCTTCGACGACCTGCACACGGAGCGGCTGGAGGACGGTTTCGCCACCTACGAGTTTTCCGTCCCACTCGACCATGAGGACGCGGCCAAGATTGAGGCGCGCGGGTACGTACTGTTCCGTAACCTGGACGGCTTCTTCCAACTGTTCCGCATTGAGACCATCGACGACATCTTGAGCAACGAAGGCGAACGCGTCCGCAAGGTGTATGCGGAGACGGCGGCGACTGAGCTTAACAACGACATTGTGCGTCCGGTGACGGTCGCGGGGACGGCGGAGGAAGCCCTGGACACGGTGCTGGCCGGCACGCGGTGGCAGAAAGGGGAGGTCCAATGGACCGGCTCCATTACGTTGGAGCTACGGGACTATCCCACGGTGCTGGCGGCCGTGCAGCGCATCCGGGAAGCGTTTGGCGGCGAGCTGCGCTTCCGGGTGGAGTACGACAACGGGCAGATTGTGGCGCGGTATGTGGACCTCCTTCAACGGCGCGGCCAGGTCACCGGCAAGCGCTTCGAATACCGCAAGGACCTGGCCGGTGCCACGCGGACGGAGGATACCACGCGCCTGGTCACCGCCATGATTGGCCTGGGCAAAGGCGATGACCAGGGCAACCGGCTGACGTTTGCCAACGTCTCCTGGAGCAAGGCCAACGGGGACCCTGTCGACAAACCCCTGGGCCAGGACTGGGTCGGGGACCCGGACGCCTTGCAAATCTGGGGCGTTGGAGGGCAACACGTGTTCGGGGTGTATGACGACAACGATGAGGAAGACCCCGCGCGCCTGCTGCAAAAAACGTGGGATGAGCTGCAAAACCGCATCAATGGCCGCTTCGTGTACGAGGTGGATGTGGCCGTCCTGGAGCGCGTGGCCGGGTTCGAGCACGAGGCCGTGCGTTTGGGGGATACGGTTACGGTTCACGACTACGTGCATGAGCAACCCTTCATCCTTGAGGCCCGGGTCATCGAAATGCAGAGGTCTTACACCGACCCATCGAAGGACAAGGTGGTGCTTGGGCGCTACCGTCCCATCCTCTTTTCCCTGCCGGAAGTGGTGGCCGACCTCCAGGACACCATCCGCCGCAAGCAAGCCCAATGGGAAGCAGGTGGCGAAACCATTTACAAATCCCCCTTGCCACCACAAAACCCGATGAACAACCAGCTTTGGCTGGACACGTCGGTGACCCCGAACGTCCTCAAGCGATACGACGCGCAAACCGGGCAATGGGTGAAAGCCACCCCGACCCAAGCCTCGGAGGTGGGAGCCGAAACGCCTGAGGGCGCGCAGCAAAAAGCAAGCGCCGCTGAGCAAAACGCCAAGGATTATGCCACTCAGCAGGCTGCTGTCGCCGAGCAAAACGCCAAGACGTACGCCCAGCAGCAAGCCCTCCAGGCTGAGCAAAACGCCAAGGCGTACACGGATCAGGTGGCAGAGCGCAAAATCACGCGCGGTCCGACACCGCCGAGCAACCCGGCGACGGATGCCATCTGGATTGATACCAGCGTGTCGCCTCCCGTCTGGAAGCGATGGAACGGTTCGGAGTGGGAGAAAATGACCCGGACCGATTTTGCCGAGCTGTACGGCAAGATTACGGGCGAGCAAATTGAGCCCGACGCCATTGAGCCGCAGCACATCGCGTGGCTTGACGCCTCGCTTATCACCACCGGGACGATGTTGGCCGACCGCATCCGGGGCGGGACCCTGGAGCTGGGCGGCGCAAGCGGAGGGGTGTTTTCCCTCAAGGATGGCACCGGCGTTGAGCGGGTCCGGGGCGACAGCACCGGGCTTACGGTGACGGACGCCAACTTCTTTGTGAAGGACGCGCAATCCCAGGCGCCGAGCATCATCCGTCCCGTGGCCAACATGGTGAATGACCACTCCTTTGAGCTGGTGCCCATCATCGGGAGCATGTATTCGGACCAGAGCTTTGACATCGATATCCAGCACCCGCATTACGGCAACTCGTTCTGGTGGATGTGGTTCGGCTCTGGTCCGCATCGGGTGGTGTCCACCTACCAGACGGACCTGGACCCGATTGCCCTTTTCGACCATCAGGCGGCCGTTGTGGGTGATACGAGCGGATTGGTGCAGTTTACCCGTCTTGACTCGGTGGCCAAGGACCAAGGCCCGTACACCCTGTCGGCCTACGTGTCCACGTGGGACGGCACGTCGGTGGACGGGGTGGCCAGGATGGAGCTGCACGCCTGCGACGAAAACTTCGACATCCTGGCGACCTATTATGTGACGACTCCTCTCTACCGAAGCCAGCCCTACAACTGGAAACGCCTTGTGCTGACGGTTCCGAGAGGGTATCTGCCTCCCGGGACGACCTACCTGGAGATTGTCTTCACCACCCCGACCGTGGGCTTCCGTTACCTGGTGGACGGGGTACAGCTTGTCCCGTTTGACCGGCCGACCGTGTACGACCCCGAATCCTCCATCTGGCGGCATCTGCAGGACGTGTACGGCCACGCTTCCATCAGCCTGTCGGTCCACAAGAACCTGTACGTGTATGGCCGGGACGAGTTCGGCCCGGCCTTGACGAACATTGACGGGCGCGGGGTGACGACCTACGGGCAACTAAGCGCACCGTTGCAGCCGTTTGTGTGGGCC